ACTCCACAAGATGAGAGGAAGTATTCATCTTTTATTGTTAATCGTGGCTTATCTTTCTTTATGGACACTATATTTCAAGTAAATGAAATGAATCGAAACCACCACCTTGATTCAAGACTTCAGTTTGACTATCTTATAAATAACATAAGAAAGAAACGAAGGTATAGTAAGTGGCTGAAACCAGAGAAACTACAGAATGTTGAATTGGTGAAAGAGTATTATGGATTTATTTATGAGAAAGCCAAAGATGCTCTAAGAATACTTTCTGATGAACAGTTGGCTTATATCATAGATAAATTGAATCAAGGTGGAGTGGAAAATGACAACAGGAACAGAAAGCATGGTGGAATGCACTCTGAAAAATCCAGATGATTTTCTCAAGGTGCGTGAAACACTTACCAGAATTGGAGTAGCTTCCAGAAAAGACAAAATACTTTATCAATCTTGTCATATATTACATAAACAAGGTAGATACTATATCGTACATTTTAAAGAATTATTTGCACTTGATGGTAAACCAACCAACTTCTCAGAAAATGACCAAGCAAGAAGAAACACAATAGCAAATCTTTTATCGGAATGGGGCTTAATTGCACTAGTGAATCCAGAATCTTCAAGTGAATCAGTTGTTCCATTGAATCAACTAAAGATCCTATCTTTTAAAGAAAAAGACCAATGGGATCTTACAGCAAAATATAATATTGGAAGTAAAAGGACTGAAGATGGCGACCAACAAGAATGAAACAAAATTAAAATTTTATAAATTACATGAGAATGCAAAAGACCCTATCTATGCAACAGAGGGTTCAGCATGTTTCGATATTCATGCGTGTTTTGATGGACTAGAAAAATACAAAGTGCGTCAAGATACTCTAAATAGATTAATCGAAAAACCTTTTAAGAACGGAGTTCTTCAAGTTAATAACATGGAAAGAGTATTAATTCCTACTGGATTGATCTTTGATATTCCAGAAGGATACTCAGTTAGGCTTCACTCTAGGTCAGGTTTGGCTTGGAATGAAGGATTATACCTGACAAATTGTGAGGGTATAATAGATTCTGACTATGTAGATCCTATTTTCGTTATGATGACTAATATATCTCAATCTCCTAAAGTAATAAATACAGGAGATAGAATATGTCAAGCTGAATTGGTGAAAAAGGTATATCATGGTTTAACAGAAATCAAAAAACCACCAGTTCAGAAGACCGAGCGTGAAGGTGGATTTGGTTCAACTGGCAAATAACAAAGGAGTTATATGGCCAAAACTATAATTCAAAAAGGGAGTAATCCTATGTTAGAAAAAGCAACAGGCTGGATTCGCAGTCTTACAGAAGCTGGTCTTGCGTTGATCGCATTAGGTGTAGTTCTTCAAATTCTTTTCGGAGCAGCTGTACCATTCCTCGGCCTTGATGTCGTTGGTTCAGTAACAGCTTTAGTTAAAGAGTTGGGTGCTGAAGGCCTAGTCGGTCTAGTAGCAGTATGGGTACTTTGGGGAATTTATTCCAAGAAGTAAACATATATACATCTGACAAAGGGTGATTAAACTCGCCCTTTACACTTTTTTACATTATGACTAAATACTACAATAGTAATTGGCAAATTGATGAAAAAATTATGAGGACTAAATACAAATTGATAGTAAAAGAATCGGGAAATTATACTTCTGATTCATTGAGCAGTCTACTTTGGACTGTTTTCAAACATCGTTGCAATCATCTCTTCAAAGGAGAAGGTTGGCGCGACTGAGGTTGACCATAGTGGTAACCTCTAACTTACTCCAAGTCTACGTGCTGAAGATTGGAGTGTAATATTAACCTCGCTTTAAAGGAGGCCCTATGTATACATTAGCACCACACACATTCCCCACACCACAAGACTTACAAAAGATGCTCGGATTCAGCGTTGGATTCGATACATTTTTTAATCGTCTTTCTAATGTGGATACCGCTCAAACAAGTTATCCACCATATAATATTCGTAAAATTAATGATCTACAGTATGTTGTAGAATTAGCTCTTGCTGGTTTTACAAAAGATGACATTGAAGTGGAACTGACTGATAGTACACTTACTGTTCGTTCAGTTATCAAGAAAGATGATGGGGTAGATAATGATGAAATAAGTTCTAACAATGAAATTGGTTTTGTACATCGTGGAATTGCTAAGAGATCTTTTTCTCGAGCATTTCAACTGAGTGATGATATCATTGTTAAGAGTGCTGATCTCCAAGACGGCATGCTTATTGTGAATCTGGAGCGGGTAATTCCAGATGAGAAAAAACCAAGACTGATTCCTATCGGTCAATAATTATAATGGTGCCCCCAATGTTGTTTACCAAAAATCCTGCCTGCAGTATTGGGGGATTATAAATAATATTATAAAATTAACATAAACTAAAATAGGAGCAGTGAAGTGGCAAAATCCAAAAAAAAGAATTCTAAAAAAGAATTAGAAAAAGAAGGTAGAACTCTTGGTGTAGAGTTAGACAAAAGACACAATAAAGAAGATCTTATTGAAGAAGTAGAAGTAATTGCACCAGAAGTAGTATCAAATGATGCAACTTGGAATAGTATCGAAGAATTTACAGAAGCAGTAACTGAAACTGGATTACTTTTTAATTCAGAGTTTATTCCAGTTAATATTCCAGCACTCTATGAAGCTTACACATCGAATCCTGTAGAATTCAAAGAAACCGCAGCTTATAAATTTTTAACAAAGTAAAGGATATAAATGGCACAGGCAAAAAAAGGCAAAAAAAAGATATCTAAAGCAATGGGAGAAATTTTAAAAGCTCCTAAAAAAACAGTTAGTAAGGCTAGTAAAAATTGGAATGATATTGAAGATTTTAGAAAATCCGTAATAGCTTCTGGAATTCAATTGAATGTTGAAGAAGAATATGAATATTTTAAAACTGATCCAGAGAATTTCAAAAAAACAAATACATGGAAAAATTTACAATAGGACTATAAAATGGCAACTAGAAAAGTATTAAAAGAAGTACTTTTTGATGATGTGGAAGAAAAAATAGAATATAATTTTTTAACCCGCGATCAATTTTTTCAAAAAGTAGAACAGAGGCCAATGTCGGCACGCGGGGTAGAAATGTGGGAAAAATACCTACAAGACCCAAAAGGATTTAAATTTTAGGAGATTATTATGTTACCACTGGCAGGTATGTTGTTCAATGTGGTGGCTGGGCTAGTAGTTGATAAAGCTCAAGACTTAGCATCAGAACACGTTGAAAAAATGATAGACGATATTCTTCCAGAAAAGTCAAGGAAAGAATTAGATAAAGTAATAAAGGAAGATCCTACACACACTTTTGATAATGCAAAAGATGCATTAATAGGAGCTGTAGAAGGTAAACTTCCTATCAATTTAAAAGATGGAACTATTAAACCAATAGAAGTAACCTTTACAGTAAAATATGATCCTACTACTGGATCAGTTGATATAGATAAAACTTAGGGAAAGATATCATGGCAGCCAAGAAACCATCTTACAATGGTCACTTAACAAAGAACTTTGGGTATCAAGAAATGATAAAAAGTTCTACTGCTGATCGTTTGGGAATTTCAAATGACGCTTCAAGAGAACACGTTATTAATCTAGTTAATCTCTGTAATTTTATTCTACAACCGATAAGAGATGAATTTGGAATTATTCGTATCAATAGTGGATATCGTTCTCCAGCGCTGAACAAGGCAGTGGGTGGTTCAAAAACAAGTCAACATTGTAATGGACAAGCAGCAGATTTTGAATCTACAAAAATTTCAAATCCAGACCTTGCAAAATGGATTGAAAAAAATCTAATATTTGATCAACTTATTCTAGAATTTTATGATGGAGTTGACCCAAATAGTGGATGGGTGCATTGTTCTTACGTTCTTGATGGTAGTAATCGTAGTAAAACAATGACTGCTCTAAGAGTTAATGGAAAGACACAATACAAGAATGGTCTTCTAACATAGGAGAAAAATATGAAATATGTGTGGTTAATCTATTTACAAATTTTATTTGTAATAGGTGCAAATCGTGGGCGCTCATGGGTTGACAATCAAATCATATTGTGTTATAATAACTTAGATAAATTAAAAGTGAAATACATCAAATACTATAATTATTAATGTTTTATACTAATGTTCAACCTCATGGTAATTTCATTGCTTTAAGAGGTGTCAATGATCGCGGTGAATCATTCAAAGAAAAAGTAAATTATGAACCTACCTTATTTGTAGAATCTCATAAACCTCAAAATCCTCAATGGAAAACCTTAGATAATCGAAATGTTGCTGCTGTAAAGTGGGGCTCTATGAAAGATTCTCGCCAAGCCATGAAAGAGTATGGTGGTAATGTTTTTGGTTTTGACCAGTTTCAATATTCTTTTATTTCTGACAACTATCGCGGTATGGTTGACTATGATTTAGATAAGATTAAGATTGGTTATATTGATATTGAAACCAGTTCTGAAAATGGTTTTCCAGATGTAAGAAGTGCCAACGAAGAAGTTTTGGCTATCTCTTATCGTTGTGGAAAAAGTTTCAAGGTGTATGGCTGTCAAGAGTATACACCAGCCGAAGGTATTCAGTATATTCATTGTGAGAATGAAAAAAGATTATTAGAGAACTTTGTACTAGATTGGTCTATGAATTATCCAGATATTATTACTGGCTGGAATTCAAGATTTTTTGATATACCATATCTTGTCAATCGTATAGTCAGAATTCTTGGTGGAAAAATGGCTAACAAACTTTCACCTTGGGGCTGGTATAAAGAGAATGAAATAACACTATTTGGTAATAGAAAACAACAGATTTTTGATTTGGTTGGTATTTCAAGTATTGACTACATGGATGCTTATAAAAAGTTTACCTATGTCAATCAAGAGTCGTATTCTTTGAATCACATCGCCTACGCAGAGTTAGGTGAAAAGAAAATAGATTATTCAGAGTATGCTTCACTTCACGAATTATATAAAACAAACTATCAAAAATTTGTAGATTATAATGTTCATGATGTTGTTTTGTTGGAAAGACTAGAAGAGAAGATGAAACTCTTAGAGATGATTATCTCACTAGCTTACATGGCCAAGTGTAACTTCAATGATGTATTCAGTCCTGTAAAGATGTGGGATTGTATTATCTATAATCATTTGAAAGATCAACAAATAGTTGTTCCACCAAAGAAACATGAGACTAAATCAGAAGCGTATGAAGGTGCGTATGTCAAAGAACCAAATATTGGTCGGCACAAATGGGTTGCTAGTTTTGACTTGAACTCTCTATATCCGCATCTGATAATGCAATACAATATTTCTCCTGAGACACTTGTAAGTATGTATCCTGAGTCTGGATTGGTAGAACCTCTACTTAATGGTGAAGTAGATACTAAGTTTCTTCAAGAAAAAAATCTTACCATGACTCCAAATGGTTCTTTGTATACTCGTAAGAAACAAGGGTTTCTTCCAGCACTCATGGAAAAGATGTATACTGACCGCGTGAAGTATAAACAGTTAATGATTGCGGAACAGAAGAAAGGTAAAGCTGCAGATACTAACAAATTGGCTCAGTATCATAATATGCAGATTAATTTAAAGATTGCTCTCAACTCAGCTTATGGAGCCCTTGGTAATCAATGGTTTCGTTTTTATGATGTGAGGAATGCAGAGGCTGTATCCGTTGCGGGTCAGCTCTCTATTCGTTGGGCTGAGAGAGCAGTCAATCAATACTTAAACAAAATATTAGAAACAGAAAATGATGATTATGTCCTCGCTTCCGATACTGACTCTTTGTATGTTACTCTTGATTCTCTCGTACATAAAGTAGGTCTTACAGATACGAATAAAATTATTGAATTCATGGACAAAGTATGTGAAGGTAAAATACAAGATGTTATTGATAAATGTTATGGTGAAATGGCTGAATATGTAAATGCATTTCAACAAAAGATGGTAATGAAAAGAGAAGTTCTTGCAGATGTTGGAATCTGGACTGGCAAGAAACATTATATTCTGAATGTTCATAACTCTGAAGGTGTTCAGTATGATGAACCTAAACTCAAGATTATGGGTATTGAAGCTGTCAAAAGTTCTACACCAGAACCTTGTCGTAATGCTCTAAAAGGAGCATTCAAGATTATGATGAATGGAACAGAAGATGATGTAATCAGTTATATTGAAGACTTCAAAACTAAATTTAAGACACTTCCTGCAGAAGAAGTTTCTTTTCCAAGATCTGTAAAAGGTCTTGCCAAGTATCATGATGCTGCTTCAATCTATCAAAAATCTACACCAATTCATGTTAAGGGTTCATTAATTTACAACAAGATTTTACAGAACAAAAGATTGACTAGAAAGTATCCAAAAATTCAAGAAGGTGAGAAGATTAAGTTTGCTTATCTAAAAGAACCTAATCCAACTGGTGATACTGTAATTGCTATGTTAAATGCTTTACCAGATGAATTTGAATTGAAACCATACATTGATTATGAGAAACAATTTTCAAAAGCTTTTCTTGATCCCATAATCGGTATTCTCAATGTTATTGGCTGGGAACATGAAAGAAAGACTAATATTATGGGGTTCTTTACTTGACAAATCTTTAAAATATGGTATAATAAGTTTATGTTAAATATTAGTAGAATGTTTGTAGGTTGTTTTTTGATAGGATTTTTATACTCTGGATTTAATGTAAATCCTATAGTTTCTGGACTAGTCATAGGAATTTTATTTGGTATAAGTGGTTATGCCAAAGAGGGAAAATAAATGAATATTTGGATAGAATATTGGCGGCCGAAAACAACTGAGAATAAAAATTACCATGCTCAATCTCAACCTATAAAATGGGAAAAACCAGATAAAAAAGACATTCGTAAAAGATTCTGTCAAAGTAAAGAACAGGCTTATCAGATTTCAATGTCACTACAGGAGCAAGGTTATCATGTGTCAGTAAAAACGGATGGTATTTTATGAATAATTATGATTTTGGCGGATGGCTTACTGAAGATTTAAAAGAATACCGCGAAGACTTACTTAAAGAGAGAAATCGTTCAGAACTTTATAGTGACCGTGCAGAATTAAATAAACTTATACTTAAAATTTCTGATGAAATTACATTGAGAGAAAAAAAATAGTATGATGAAATTTGAAAGGATAGGATGCAAATAGATGAAAATTGGCATGTGAATGCTCCATGGGCACAACTCGTTTGCACTACAAAAGTACCTAATGATCTATTCCAAAAAATTGTAAAAATTACAGATGAAATTTATGATGACCCAAAACATGATAGTGCAGGAGTTGGTCTTGCTGGACAAATTCAAGAAGAATATTATTTTACGGATGATAAATTGGTTGAATCTGGATTGATGGAGTACTTTATTAAGATGTCTACAAAATATTGGAGTACCATACTTACAAATGGTAATATGGCCGACCATCTAAATCAAATTTATCCACCCGGCGCTCGTGGAAATACTTGGGTTGCTAAAATACTTAGTTGTTGGACTGTACATCAATTTGAAAATGAATATAATCCTATACACAGACATTCAAATTGCAAAATTTCTGCTGTACTGCATATAAAGTATCCAAAAAATACAGAACCACCAGTAAAACCACATTTAGAAGATCTTGATGGAAATTTAATTTTCACAGGTATGGGAGCTGCTGATCCCTTTTCTACATCACCAATTTTTAATGTTAGTGTTGAACAAATGGTTGGATGGTTACATATTTTTCCAAGTACATTAGGACACTCTGTATATCCATTTAGAGGTAAAGGTGAACGAAGAAGTCTATCTTTTAATGCCGATATGACTCCAATCGCACAGAATTAAATAATATGATATTAACTATTTTAAAAGAAATACAATCAAGAGAAGGGAATTTGTAATGGCTGCTAAAGATATAACTGAACATAATAAAAAACAAAAAGTTCTTCATGATGAACAAGTTAAAAAACATGAGACAAGAGAAAAAAAAGAATATGATGGTCTTACTCTCAATGAAATGAGAAGGAAACATAGCATTCCTTTAAATGTCGGTGGTCAAGAAATACTTGATGCTTATAACTCTGATAAATCCCTTGATACTGTCAGAAGAGAAGAAACTGCAGAAGATATTGCTAAACAACGTAAAATCTTAGACCAGGCCAAAATGGAATTGGAATGGGATCGTAAAGAACGAGACTCTAGACAAGACCTTGAGGGAGAAGAGATTGAAAAAAGAAGTTCTAGACCAGAGGAATCTACAGCTCACAGAGCTAATCCTCAAACTGGTGTAGGTGCAGATGTTGAGAGAGGTGTATTTTCTTCTGACCATCTTGATACTGGTTATGGTAAAGCAGCGGATATCAGAAGGGTTGTTTTATATGAAGGTCTTAAAAGAGATCCCCGCACAGGTAAATCTGTTGCAACTGGTAATATGGCAAGACAATACATGAACCCAGGCCAAGTATTAGAACGTACTATAACACTAGAAGGTCATATAGAAATAGATAAATTTTCTGTTGAAATGATGGCTCTTGAAGATGTTGTTATTTTAAGAGACTTATGTAATGACCATCTTAATTCTATGGTTAAAAAAGTTTCAATAATTACTTAGAAATAGGAGATTATGATATGCAAATGGAAGAAAACTGGCATATAAATGCACCTTGGGCTCAATTAGTTGCAACTACTAAAGTACCAGATGATATATTTAAAACTACTTTAGAATTGACTGATAAAATTTATGAAGACGTAAACCGAGATAGTGCAGGTGCATCACTAGCTGGACAAATTGATAATGAATATTTTATTTCTCAAGAAAAGCTTCTTGAATCTGGATTAATGGAATATTTCATCAGCATGACTGTAAAATATTGGGGAACAGTTCTTATGAATGGTAACCTGTGGCAATATTGTGATAAAAAATTTGAAAACGGGCCACATGGATTAAACTATGCTTGTAGGATTGTAAGTGCTTGGACTGTACATCAATTTGAAAATGAATATAATCCAGTACACAATCATGCTAATTGTAAAATATCTGCAGTAATGCATTTAAAGTTTCCAGAAAAAATTGAACCAGCAAGAAAATCACACACAAATAATGAAACTGATGGAAGTGGACTAGATGGAAATTTAGTATTTACTGGAATGGGTGATTCTGATGAGTGGTGTACTGCTCCAGTATTGAATTGTAATGCATCAGATGTTGGTATGTTACATCTTTTTCCTGCATCATTAGGTCATTCAGTATATCCATTTAGGGGTAAAGGTGAACGTAGAAGTTTATCCTTTAATGCTGATGTCATTTCCAAAAAACAAATGGACTTAATCATAGCACAAGAAAATGAGAAAAAAGGAATGTAATTATGAAAATGGGAGAAAATTGGTATGTAAATGCACCATGGGCACAACTACTTTGTAGCACAGAAATACCAGAAGATAAATTAGTAAAATTTATGGCAATAAGTAATGAAGTATTAGATGAAGCAGAAGCCACTGAGGATAACTTTGGTAGTGGAGTAATACCCCAGCCATGGAGAATTTCTTTTGATAAATTTGGAAAATATGGTGTAATAGATTATGTTATGCAAATGATTCAACATTATATGGAAACTATTTTAAGTAATGGTAATGTTAAAACCAATTTAAATGATATAATTCCAGGCGGCCCTCATACACATTGGCATAGTAGAATTGTTGATGCATGGGTTGTAAGTCAAAAAGAAAATGATTATATTCCAGTTCATACTCATGATAAAGTTGATGCTCAAGGACAAACTTGCAAAATTTCTGGTGTTCTTTATTTAAGAGTTCCAGAACAAAAAATGGATCACGATAATAGTAAATTATCACTCAGGGGTGGAAAAGATGGTCAAATACTTTTTACTGGAATGGGTGGTGTTGATCCATTTTCAACCACTATGCAATATAACTGTTATCCAGAAGTAGGTTGGCTGTATCTTTTCCCTAGTACTTTAAATCATCAAGTTTACCCATTTCAAGGTAAGGGAGAACGTAGAGGTATATCCTTCAATGCTGATGTAATTTCAAAAGAACAATTTGAAATACTACAACTGGCACACCAAAAAAGTTTACAGGAGCAAAATGAAACTAAGTGAGAATTGGTTTGTAGATGCCCCATGGGCTCAATTAGTATGTAGTACAAAAATTCCAGATGATACTTTACAAAAATTTATTACAATGAGTGATGAAGTATTGGGAGAATCAGATGGTAAAGGAACTGATGATGTGGTGCCACCTTCATGGGAAGTTTCTGTTGAAAGATATCAAAAGTTTGGTGTTCTTGACTATACTATGGGAATAATAAATGGTTATTTAAATACTGTACTTTCCAATGGAAATGTCAAACAAATGATGGATACTGAAATCTCTGATGGGCCACATACACAATGGAATTCAAGAATAGTTCATACATGGATAGTTAGTCAAAAAGAAAACGATTACCTTCCAGTTCATGCTCATAGTGAAATGGTAAATGGCTATCAAAACTCTAAAATTTCAGCAGTTATGTATTTAAAAGTTCCAGAACAAGTAAAACGTAAACCAGATGAAGCTTCAATAAAATTTGGAAAAGATGGTCAAATAGCTTTTACAGGAATGGGTGATGCTGATCCATTTATGACTACTTCATTGTATAATATTCAACCAGAAGTTGGATGGTTTTATCTTTATCCTAGTACACTTAACCATCAAGTTTATCCATTTGTAGGCACTGGTGAACGTAGAAGTTTGGCTTTTAATGCAGATTTTATATCAAAGGAACAATTAGAAAAAATACAAAAATTACAAGGTTAAATTATGAGCGATTATTTTGATGAATTAATAGGAGTAACAGGAAATCAATACGCATCCAAAGTTTCTGATGGGATGCTAGGGAGTGTAAATGAATATATTGATACAGGGAGTTATATACTTAACGCACTTATTTCGGGAAGTATTCACAAAGGTTTACCATCCAATAAAATTACTGCTTTCGCGGGTGAGTCAGCAACGGGTAAAACTTTCTTCATACTTGGGCTTGTCAGACAGTTTCTTGCAGATAATCCTAGCGGCGGCGTTCTTTATTTTGAGTCTGAGTCTGCACTCACTCCCGAAATGATTGAAGAAAGAAATATTGATACAAAAAGATTTGTTCAATTACCAGTTGCCACGATACAGGACTTTGCTCAACAAGCATCAAAAGTGGTAGACAAACACATAGAGAAAAGTGAAGCACCACTTCTACTTTGTCTTGATAGTTTAGGTATGTTATCTACGGCCAAAGAAGTTGAAGATATTACTGATGGTGCAAACAAAGTGGATATGACTAAGGCCCGAATCGTAAAGGGTGCATTTAGAGTACTGACTCTCAAACTTGCCAAAGCTGGTATTCCATTACTAGTAACTAATCACACATACAAACAAGTCGGGGCTATGTTTCCACAAGATATTATGGGTGGTGGCTCTGGTTTACAGTATGCAGCATCTAATATCGTATTTCTTTCTAAGAAAAAAGAAAAAGATGGTACAGATGTAATTGGTAATATAATACATTGTAAAAATTTCAAATCAAGACTTGCAAAAGAAAACAAAAAAGTTGATGTACTTCTAAGTTATGATGAAGGTCTTAATCGTTATTATGGTCTTTTAGAGTTGGCAGAGAAGTATGAAATTTTCAAGAAAGTATCTACAAGATATGAATTGCCAGATGGTTCTAAATTGTACGCGAAACAAATATTGAAAGATCCAGAAAAATATTTTACTGAAGATATAATGAACAAATTAGATGAAGCTGCTGATAAAGAGTTTTCTTATGGTAGTGGAATTGATGATTCTGAAGAAAAAAATGACTGAGGAACAAGTTAGACCCAGCCATAAAGATATACATAGATTTTTAAATATACAAAGACTTCAAGGATTTACTTCTTTTGATGGTGATATACAACTTCATCAAAGATATAATTTTGCTGCAAGTTCAACTATGAAAAAAAATCTAGTTGATCAAATGAATAAATTTTCAGATAATTTTTACGAAACACATTGGAAAGAATCGGATCGTAAGTACTCGCCTAGAAGAATGAAAGGAAAAGAAATTACGATACCAGCTGAAATGATTCCCAAAGAAATGTTAGATTTTATCATAACTATGGGAAAGGGTTATTTGTGTAATTCTGGACTACGTTTTATGAACATTAATCCAGCTACAATTAATTTAGAAATTGAAAGAATTTGGGTAAGAGACTCCGAAGAAACTGATTATATTTCAACGCATAGTCATGTTGGATTATTATCTGGTACATTTTACTTGAAAGTTCCTCCACAAGTTTTTTCAGTAAATGAAGAAGGATCTTTAAATTTTCATCTTTCAGAAGATGGATTTTTAGACTTAAATCCTCTTCAAAGTATTAGACCAAAAGATCATTTTATGGAACTTCCAGAAGAAGGAAAATTTATAATTTTTCCTGCATGGTTGAAACATTCTGTAACTCCATTTCATGGGCCGGGGATTAGAAGAGCAGTATCTTTTAATCTAATATGTCCACACGCAGATGAATGGAAATTAGTTCCACTACATAATAAACGAATAGGAGAAGAAAATGGCTGAATATGAAACTAGTGTAACACTACATCAAAGATACAATTATGCTGCGAGTTCAGAGATGCGTGAAGAACTTGTTACACAAATGAATGGTATTATAGATGGTCTTTACGAAAATCGTTATGATGAATTATATCATGAAAATGCGTTTAGACAAGTTAAGGGAAAACAAATTACAATACCTGTTGAAATATTACCCAAAGAGATGTCAGACTATATTTTAACTATGGGGAAAGGTTATTTGTGTAATTCTGGATTGTACTTTTCAAATGTAGATCCAGCTAAAATTAATTTAGAAATTGATGCTATTTGGGCAACAGATTCCGAAGAGAATGATTATAATCCAGCTCACAGTCATTTTGGTTTGATGTCTGGTGTATTTTATTTAAAAGTTCCAGTTCAAGTTTCAGAATTAAATGAAGAAGGAGCTTTTAATTTTCATCACGCATTAGATGGATTTATGGATGTAAACCCCCTTCAAAGTATTAGACCAAAGGGTGTGGTCATGGAACTTCCAACAACAGGAAAATTTATTATTTTTCCTGCATGGTTAAAACATTCTGTAAATCCATTCTTTGGGCCTGGAATACGAAGAGCTGTGTCTTTCAATTTAATATGTCCAGAAGCAAAAGATTGGAAACCCACTGCAGTTAAAGACCCTTTGGGTAGAAGAAAATTTGACCAAACTCTAAAAATTGATACAGCAGGTGGCCCTGATGCCAAAATTCAAGGTAACAATAATTTAAGAGGATTGTCTGATGCCTGATCTTTCACCAAAATTTCATGTACCAAAACTTAAAGACTCTTGGTATAATATAGTTTCTAATCCAGAAGATCCTAACGATAATAGTCTTTGTATTCAAATTATAAAAGGCCCATTCAGTCAAGTTATAGTTAAATACAAAAACTTTAAAACAAATCCAACTTTAAATGATGATGGCACCTTGACATGCCAGTATGGTTATGATATAATAACATCACCATCTGATATTGGTGAAAGAGATATAACTGATGAACAGGGTAAAATATTTGAAGAAACTCTAGGTAGGGCAATTTTAGAAATAATAGAAGACCAACATATAGGTAGCGATGAAGATAGAAACAACAATATTAAAGAATCTATTACAAAATGAAGACTATGCAAGAAAAGTATTACCATTTTTAAGTGATCAATATTTTACTGAAAATTCCGATAAAATTGTCTATAATCACATAAATAATTTCATAACAAAATATAATTCTCTTCCAGACAAAGAAGCCCTCAATATTGAATTGGGTGATGCAAAAATTTCAGAAGAAGATTTCAGAGAGTCTTTAAATCTTGTTAATGAAATTGGTAAAAATGATCAAGAATTTTCAGACCTTTCATGGTTATTAGATTCAACTGAAAAATTTTGTCAAGACAAAGCAATTTACAATGCGGTTGTTGAGTCAATATCAATACTTGACAATCCTCAATCGAAGGTAGATAAAGGTGCCATTCCAGATATTCTTTCAGACGCTCTTTCTGTTTCCTTTGATCCTCATGTTGGTCATGACTATATTGATGATAGCAATGATCGTTACGATTATTATCATAGGGTGGAAGAACGTATTCCATTTGATTTGGATTACTTCAACAGAATTACAAAGGGTGGTCTACCGCAAAAAACATTAAATATTTGTCTTGCTGGTACAGGGGTTGGTAAGTCTTTGTTTATGTGTCATGTTGCATCTTCTTGTCTTGCACAAAATCAAAATGTACTTTACATTACTCTTGAGATGGCAGAAGAAAAGATTGCTGAAAGAATTGATGCAAACCTTTTAGATATTGCTGTAGATGACCTTCACAGCCTACCAAAAGACCTCTACGATAAGAAAATAAATAATTTAAGTAAGACTACAAAAGGAAAACTGATAATCAAAGAATATCCAACTGCATCTGCAAATGTAAATCATTTTCGTGCATTGTTGAATGAATTGAATCTAAAAAGGTCTTTCGTTCCAGATATCATATTTGTTGATTATCTTAATATCTGTACATCTTCTAGAATAAAAACAGGATCTAATGTCAATTCTTACACACTTATCAAGTCTATTGCAGAAGAACTTCGCGGTCTTGCTGTGGAAAATAAGCTTCCTATTGTCTCTGCTACTCAGACTACTCGCTCAGGTTATTCTAATACTGATGTTGGGCTGGAAGACACTTCAGAGAGTTTCGGATTACCTGCAACTGCAGATCTTATGTTTGCAATTATTAGCACTGAGCAAATGGAAGAAGTTGGACAGATATTAGTAAAACAATTAAAGAACAGATACAATGATCCTACTTTAAATCGTAAATTTGTAGTGGGTATTGACCGAGCAAAAATGAGATTGTTTGATGTTTCCCAAGCAGCACAAGATGAACTAGTGGATACTGGACAACCAGAGAATGATACACCTTCATTTGATATAGCAACTGGTGGTAAATTTAAGAAAAGAGATTTTACAGGATTTGATTATGAATAGAGCACAAAGAAGAAAAGAAAAAAGATTGCAAGAAAAAAATAATAATAATCAAGAAACTCTAAATGAAACTTTTGAGATGACTTATAGCTTACATAGACCTTGGGCTGATATTTTATTTGAAACGCAACTTCCACCAACAGTTTTGGAAACAATGATAAGACTTTCTGATAATATAATGAATGACTCAAATAGGACAAATTGGGGTAATAATCTTGCAGGACAGATCAAAGATGAACCTTTAGTGCCTCCTCAAAAACTTAAAGAACAAAATTTAACAGACTTTTTTGGTAATATGGTTCTTGAATATGTTCATCAATGTAATTTACAAAAAGCTCCACCACAATATCATGGAGATATGGAGCGTTTAAGAAATAGTATTAAAGTTACAATTAACAGTATGTGGATAGTTGAACAACAAGCGGGAGAATATAATCCTCTTCATGTTCATACAAATTGTGATGTTTCTTCAGTTATGTATCTAAAAGTTCCTAAGTTTTTACCTTCCGAAAAACGCGATAGAGATGATGATGGTGCCATTTTATTCGTAGGATCTAGTGGTGGTGGTGAAAGCAAACTAAAAACTGCTACAGTTAAAATTATACCACATCCAGGCCAATTTTTTATATTTCCTTCACACATGCAACACGCAGTTTATCCTTACAAGACAGACGATAGTTTTGCAA